GATGAACGAGTATTCAGAAACAAGAAGCCTTATTGACTACGACATGACTACTATTGGTCTTGGCGTAGTAAAGCATTCATTTTTGATTAATGATGGCGTAAACGTTGAGTATGTAGACCCTGCTAACTGGATACATAGCTACACTGAAAAGCCTGATTTTTCTGACTGTTATTATTTCGGAGAGGTAAAGATGGTCCACTATACTGAACTAAGAAAGATCAATCCAAACTTAACAGATGAAGAATTAACTGAGATAAGAAACGCTAGTTCTGCTTGGTATGATTATTTTCCAATAATAAAAACGTATCAGGACGATGCTTTTTTAAATGAAGTCGTAACACTACTTTATGTTAACTACAAGACAGACATGAAGTTTGTTTGGAAGAAAAAAATATTAGAGAACGGTGGCGAAAAGGTAATAAGAAAAGATTCATCATTTAATCCTCCAGTTGAGGAAGGGATGATGTACGAGAAGATAGAGTCTGTTAAGGATGTATGGTACGATGGTATATTAGTTGGTGGGTCTAACAAGATTATAAAGTGGGAGATGATGAAAAACATGGTCCGACCAAAGTCAGCTTCACAGAACGCAATGCCTAATTATATCGCATACGCACCTAGAATGTACAAAGGAAATGTTGAGTCTCTTGTTAAGAGAATGATACCATTTGCAGATCAGATACAACTAACACACCTTAAGTTACAACAGGTAATGGCTAGAATTGTTCCAGATGGAGTCTTTATTGACGCTGACGGAATAAATGAAGTTGACTTGGGTACAGGTGCAGCATACAATCCAGAAGATGCATTAAAGATGTACTTCCAAACTGGTAGTGTAATAGGAAGAAGTTATACGCAGGATGGTGATTTCAATAATGCTAGAATCCCTATTCAGGAGTTAAACACAAATAGTGGTCAGTCTAAAATGGCTGCACTTATTGGTAACTACAATCATAACTTAAGCATGATTCGTGACGTTACTGGAATAAATGAGGCTAGGGATGGGTCAACACCTAATCCAGATGCACTAGTTGGAATACAGAAGATGGCAGCATTAAGTTCCAATACCGCAACAAGACACATACTAGAGGCTGGTCTATCTATAACAAAAAGATTGGCAACGTGTATATCATTAAGAATTGGAGACATACTTGAGTACTCTGACTTTGTTGAGGAGTTCTCTATGCAGATAGGAAAGTATAACGTTGGTATTCTTGATGAGATAAAAGAATTATATCTACATGACTTTGGAATATTTATAGAGATATCTCCAGACGAAGAACAAAAACTAAACCTAGAGAAGAACATACAGATTGCACTACAACAGCAAACAATTGACTTAGAAGATGCTATTGACATTAGAATGATCAATAACATGAAGCTAGCAAATGAGATGCTTAAGGTTAAGCGTAGAAAAAGAATGGAAGCACAGCAGAAGCAGAAACAAGAAGAGATGCAGATGCAAAGCCAGATGAACATGCAGTCACAACAAATGGCGGCTGAACAGAAGGCACAGCTATTCCAGATTGAGGCACAAGCTAAGATGCAATTAAAAGAGGCTGAAGCAAACTACGCTATAAAAACAATGCAGGCTGAGGTTGAAGCTAAGAGAAGCTTGATGGAGTTAGAATTTCAGTATAACATGCAACTAAAAGGAATTGAGGTTGATGGTATGTTGAATAGAGACAAAGATAAAGAGAAGGCTAAGGATAAAAGAGTTGATCTTCAAGCCACTAGACAGTCTGAATTGATTAACCAAAGAAAAAATAACTTACCTCCAATGAACTTTGAGAGCACTGAAGATTCGTTGGATGGATTTGATTTAGAATCCTTTAATCCTAGATAAATTTAGGTTGTGTACCATTAAAAAGTACATATAAAATAAATTGTAACTTTGTAAAATATTAAATTAAATAAAATGGAAGGTGAATTTAAAGTAAGAGCTGTTGAGTTTGAAGAAAAGTCAGCAGTTGAGATTGAAGAAAAATTGCTCAAGGAACACGAAGAGAAATTAAACCCTAAAAGTGAACCGCAAGAGCAAGTGAATATTGCAGAAGTTCCTGAGGCAGATATTGATGAAAATAAAATCATATCTTACTTAGGAAAAAGATACAACAAGGAGATATCATCTCTTGATGATATATGGGAACAAAGACAGGTAAATGAAGAACTACCTGAAGATGTTTCAGCATTCTTGAAGTATAAAAAAGAAACAGGTCGAGGGATAAATGATTTTATGAATCTTAGCAAGGATTATGATTCAATGGACCAAGACACTTTGCTTTTTGATTTTTATAAAGAACAAAACAAGGAGCTAGACTCTGATGATGTTCGTTGGGAGATTCAAAACAAGTTCTCTTTTGATGAGGACTTTGATGATGAAAAAGATGTAAAAAGAAAACAAGTAGCAAAGAAAAAAGAGCTTGCCAAAGCTAAAGAGTATTTTAACAACTTAAAAGAACAGTACAAAGTTCCACTTGAGTCAGGTGATTCTTTTGTTCCACAAGAAGAAAAAGATGCTTATAAAGCTTACAAGGAATATAGAGAAACCACAACTGCAAGCGAGCAGGATCAGGAGCGTAGATCTAAGTATTTTGCTGATAAAACAAATGAATTGTTTTCTGACAAATTTGAAGGTTTCAAGTTTAGTATAGACGAAGACAAGAAGTTAGTTTATAAGCCAGCTGAATCGCAAGAACTATTGAAGGAGCAGTCTACATTAAAGAACTTTATAAACAAGTTTTTAAATGATGATGGCTACCTACAAGACGCTGAGATGTTCCATCGTTCTATAGCTGTTGCCTCTAACCCAGAGAAGTTTGCCAAATTCTTTTATGAAAAAGGCAAGTCTGAAGCGGTAGAAGGTGTTGCAAGAGAGTCTAAAAATATAGATATGACTCGTAATGCAACGTCCATAACACCAACTCAAGGGTTTCAGGTAAGATCGGTAGATGCGGATCGTGGAAATAGATTAGTAATTAGAAACAATAAAACTTAGAAATTATGGCTGGATCAATAGCAGCGAGCCCAGGGGTATTTATTACTCCTAGCTCAGTAAAGGCAACATTGCCTACAAATTATATTACAAACTTTAACTTCTTGAGTCAGTATCTACCTGATACATATGAGCAAGAATTTGAGCGTTACGGTAATAGATCAATCGCATCATTCTTACGTATGGTTGGTGCAGAACTTCCTTCTAACTCTGACAAGATTATGTGGTCAGAACAAGGTCGTTTACATACAAAATATACAGCTTGTACGTTTGGAGTGGCAGCAGCAGGTGTTCAAACAATTACTTTAGCAGGTTCTGCTATTTGTAATTTTAGAATAGGACAAACTGTATTCCTTTCTTCAGAACAAGTATCAACAGAATCATTTAAGGGTGTAATATCATCTGTTGGCACATCAAGTTTTGTTGTACAGCATTATGCTAACGTAGGTGCTACTACATTTAGTGCAGCTACTACAACTATTACTGTATTTATTTACGGTTCTGAATTTTCAAAAGGTACTGGTGGAATGTCAGGAAGCAATGAGTCAAAAGATGACTTCTTTGATAACAAACCAATTATTATCAAAGATAAGTATGAAGTTGCTGGTTCTGATATGGCACAAGTTGGATGGGTTGAGGTAACTACTGAAAATGGAGCTAATGGGTACTTATGGTACATCAAGTCAGAGCACGAGACTCGTTTACGTTTTGAGGATTACTTGGAAATGGCAATGGTAGAAGGAGTTCCAGCAGCTGCTTCATCTGCTGCTTTATCTACTTTATCACCTTCAACTTCCTTTGCACCTGGTGCGGCTACTGCTGGTACAACTGCTGCTGGTACAATGGGTATGTTCAATGCTATTGAAACTCGTGGTAATATATGGTCTGGAGGCAATCCAACTGCATTATCTGATTTTGATGCAATTGTACAACGTCTTGACAAGCAAGGGGCTATTGCTGAGAATGCATTGTTCTTAAATCGTCAATTTTCATTCGACATCGATGATATGTTAGCTGCTCAAAATTCTTACGGAGCTGGTGGAACTTCTTTCGGTTTGTTTGATAATTCTGAGGAGATGGCGTTAAACTTAGGTTTCTCTGGATTCAAGAGAGGTTATGAGTTTTATAAGACTGACTGGAAATACTTAAACGATGCTACACTTCGTGGTGGTCTTGTTGGCGGTAACGTTAATGGTGTTTTAGTTCCAGCTGGTACAATGAATGTATACGATCAAGTTCTAGGTAAAAATGCAAGACGACCGTTCTTACACGTGCGTTACCGTGCATCTGAAACTGAAGACAGACGTTACAAGACTTGGATGACAGGTTCAGCAGGTGGTGCTTCAACAAGCGATATAGACAAAATGGAGGTTAACTTCTTGTCTGAAAGAGCTTTGTGTACACTAGGTGCAAACAACTTCTTCATATTCAAGTAATAGGATTAAATTAAGAGAGGGACATCAGTGTCCCTCTCTATTTTTTTAAAATAAATTAAATTATATAAAATGGAAACAATTAAAAGAGTAAAATTAGAGTCTAAGGACAGAATCTATTTATTAAAGGGTGACACAAGTCCTTTAAGTTATTACATAGCATCAAAAGACAGCCCAAGAAAGAGGCTACTTTATTTTGATGAGGAAACAAACATGAACTATCCGCTTAGATACGCAAGAAATTCAAAGACTCCTTTTCAGGATGATCAAGATCAAAACGTTATATTAGAGCCAGTTGTATTTGAGGACGGTGTTTTAAATGTACCAAAGACAAATCCTGTCTTACAGGAATTCTTATATTATCATCCAGGAAATGGAACTGAATTCTATGAGTTTGACAATGAAAAAGACGCACAGGAAGACATTACTATGTTATACGATCAACTTGACGCACAGATAGCAGCTAGAGACTTAGATATATCAGTACTAGAGTCTGTTGCTCGTTTGTTAATGGGATCGAATGTTGAGTCAATGAAGACTACTGAATTAAAGAGAGACGTGATGTTATTTGCAAAGCGTAATCCACAAGAATTTATGGAGGCTGTTAATGACCCATCATTAAGAATTGTGAATATAGCAGCAAGAGCACTATCTGATGGTTATTTGATTTACAAGAACAACAAAAAAGAGATATACTTTAATTTCAAGGACAATAAAAAGAAGTTGCTTACCGTTCCATTTGGAGAGGATGCACTTTACGTACTGTCTTCATACTTTCAATCAGATGAAGGTTTAGAGTTGTACAAACACCTTGAAGATAAGTTGTCAGAAAATTAGTATATTTGTACTTTACTAACCCATTAAACTTTTTAAACAATGGAAAAATTTATCAGTATCCCCGTTACACTTTCAAGTGTAACAAACATTCAATTAATCTCTGCTACAAATGTAGTAGCAGTTTTTGCAGGAACAGCAGCAGCAAACACTGCTACATCGGCAAACACTGTTATTATGTATCAAGGCGGTAAGGTAGTTACATTAACGCATGCAGCCCAAACTGCATTTAATATGCGTGATGCTATTCAAAATGCAATTGCTAATGCATTACAAACATCTTGGACAGATACGGTTTATGCAGTTCCTGCATTACCTATTACTGTAACAGTAGTTACGGCTGTTTAATAGCAATCAATCTAAAAACTAAAAGGCACTTTTTAATTAGAGTGTCTTTTTTTGTTTATCTTTGTAAAAATACTTGCAATGATAAATGATGTTAGAAATACTGTTCTGTCAATAATAAGTAAAGACAATCGGGGTTACATTACTCCAGAGGAATTTAACTTATTTGCAAAACAGGCACAGCTTGAAATATTTGAACAATACATTTACTCTTACTCCAACTCAATTGTTAAGCAGAACGCTAGAATGTTTGGAGAGGGATACACAGATGTTCCAAAAAATATAGGTGAGGTTCTTGACTCATTTTCTGTTCCTGCGGCATTATTTTATTCTAACCCATATTTTCTTTTACCTTTTGATTTTTATTATTTAGAGAAGGTAATGTATAATAACATTGAGGTAGAAAAAGTAAGCCAAAGAAAGATATCCGCACTATTAAATTCAAACTTAACGGCTCCAGATGTATACAATCCAGTATACACAATGACTAGTACTAGTAGTGGCGGTTCTCTTCTAATTGTATATCCTACAACAATTTCAACAAATGTTACAACTCAGTACCTAAGATATCCAAAAGATCCAGTGTGGACTTACAACTCAATCACGGCTGGTCAACCAGTCTTTAATCCTAGTAACGCATTTTATCAAGACTTTGAGCTACCATTGAGTGATTTTTCAAGTTTAGTAATTAAGATATTACAGTACGCTGGAGTTTCAATTAGAGAGATGGAAGTTGTACAGGCGGCTAAGTCAGAAGAGATACAAGACTCACAACAAAAACAATAGTAGATGTCATATATAACTAATTACCAGTACTACAAAAATAACGGAACTATCCCTGAAGATGAAAATTGGGGCTCATATCAGTACGTTACTCTATCTGACATAGTAAATAACTTCATACTAATGTATGTTGGGAACGATAAGCTAGTCAACAATGTTGATCGATATACAATTATTTTTCATGCAAAGAGAGCGATACAGGAGCTTAACTATGACGCACTAAGAAACATAAAGGTTTTAGAACTACAGCTTGGGACTGAGCTAAAGATGATCATGCCTCCAGACTATGTTAGCTATGTTAGAATGTCAATGTTAAATAATGGTGTTCTTGTTCCACTGGTTGAGAACAGAACCGTTATGTCAGCTACGGCTTACTTGCAGGACAATAACCTAGACATTGTGTTTGACTCTAATGGAGAGGTTGTAACGGGCACATCAAAGCTTGACATCCTTAGGGGTGAAAACATGTTGTACACTGGTGGGGGAATATACAATAATCAGATGGGATACTGCTGTGATGGTCAATGGTACTTTAATTATAGCATTGGTTCAAGGTATGGCATGAACACTGAAGACGCAAACATGAACCCTAAGTTCACAATCAACAAGGAGTCTGGGGTTATTGATTTTTCATCTGGAGTCGAGAATGCATTTATTGTTCTTGAGTATATTTCAGACGGCATGGAGAATGGTGACTCAACAAAAATATCTATAAACAAGTTAGCAGAGGAGTACGTATACAACTACTTAAAGTGGGCCTTATTAAACAATAAGTATGGAGTTCAGGAGTACATAGTAGCAAGAGCTAAAAAAGAAAAGACCGCAACACTAAGGAATACAAAAATTAGATTAAGTAACATGCACCCATCAAGAATATTAATGAGCTTGAGAGGTAAAGATAAATGGATTAAGTAATCATGGCAGAAAGTAAGAGAACATTTATTGCTGGTAAGATGAACCAGGATATTGACGAAAGGATGCTTCCTGATGGTCAATACCGTTCTGCCAGTAACATAACAATAGAGGCAACTGGCGGATCTAATATGGGTGCCGCTCAAAATGCACTTGGAAATGAAATTTTATTTGACGTATCAGATTTTTTACTTAAATATAGGGGGCTTGTAGTGACAGGGGCAAAGACAATCGGTGCAGTAAAATACGAGCCACTTAGCTTGTTGTATTGGTTTGTTACATCTGATCAATTTGACGGCATATTTGAATACAATCAAAACAGCAATACAACGTCTCTTATTTTAGGTAGCACTACTAATCAGTTGAATTTTGACTCACTATCACTTATAACAGGAGTAAATTATATATATTCAGAAAGTGGAAGTTATTTATTTTGGACGGATAATCTAAACCCACCGAGAAGGATAAACATCTCTAGGGTTAGGGGATATGGAATTGATGACTCAAGAATAAATATAGACATTGATGTGGTGTTAAGACCACCACTAAATAGTCCATCAATATTTTTAGGTAATGATACTGTTGTTTTATCAAACAACTTAGAAGAAAAATTTCTTTATTTTAGTTATAGGTATAAATATATTGACAATGAGTTTAGCTCTATGTCACCATTTTCATCTGTGGCTTTTAATGCAAAGATGCTTTCATTTGATCCAACTACTGGCGACAATGTTGGAATGTTAAATGAAAACAATATAGTCACGATTGGATTTGAAACAGGAAATCAGTTTGTAAAAGAAATACAAATTTTAGCTAGAGATACAAGATCATTAAATGTAGTGATAATCGAGAATCTAAACAAGAGTGAATTAAATATTCCAGATAATTCAAGCAAGACATTTGTTTTTAGAAATAATAAAATATATGCCACACTAACATCTGATCAGGTAACTAGGATGTTTGACAATGTGCCACTAAAAGCACTAGCACAAGACATTGTTGGAAATAGATTGATATATGGAAACTATACTCAATTTAGAGACGTGAGTGATTTAAACTACACTGTTGATTATATTAATCTATCTTTGACTAATATTGCTACCATAGCTAGTCCTAAAAGAACTTTTAGAAGTGACCGTGACTACGAGGTAGGTATTGTTTATAGTGATGAATACGGAAGGCTAACAACCGTGCTGACCTCTAACTCAGGGAATTTGAATAACAATGGTTCAAACTCAGTTTTTATACCCCCAACAAAATCAAGCCTTGCAAACTCATTAATAACAACAATAAAAAGTTTACCTCCAAGCTGGGCTACAAATTATAGGCTATACATAAAGCAGTCAAAAAAGGATTATTATAACTTGTTTCCTATATCTTTTCAAGTAAAAGGTGAGTACAGGTACATACAGATATCAGAGTCTGACAGAGACAAAGTTTCTGTTGGTGAGTACATTATATTTAAAACAGCTAACGCAGTACCAACTTATACAAACAAGAAGTTTAAGGTTCTTGAAATTGAACTTAAGTCAGCTAATGACCTAAATACTAATTCACCAGCTGGCCTATATTTAAAAATAAAGCCAGACGCTGTAAGTGCATCATCTTTTTTAGCTGAACCAGCATTAATTACTACCACTAGTCCATTATTTACATCGATTAACAATGTATTTTATATAAGTCAAATACCCTATTGCTTTCCAGCCAATCCAATTAATGTTCATTACGATACTGTTTTTTATAGAGGTGGGTCTAATGTATATACATCATCAGGAAATTCGGCACCAAGTGTTACATTAACAAAAAGTAATCCTGCTGGCAGGAATAAGAATGACGTAAGATTAAAGGTAAAAATTGTTCCCAATCCATTATCTCCCAATAATCCTTCTGCAACACATTATATAATAAATACAAATATAGATGATCAAAATGATTGGTTGGCTGCATTGCCTATTGTAAATACCCCTATTAATATAAATACATTGGTACCAATATCAATTGGCAATATATTTTTAAATTTTAGTAGTGGAAATTACCAAGTGGGAGACGAGTATGTTTTTAATGTTCGTGGAATGTTAGCACAACCTATAAGAGATATTAAATCTCCACGTGGTAATGATGGTCTACCGACAGCAAGTTATAATACGTATGCCGTACCTGCTGCTATGCCAGCTCCATCTCCAAATGATGTAGCTTCTCCTGTGCCAACAGATGGAAATGCTGTTTATAATTATGGAACACTTGCAGTAGGATTTGCTGGTAAAATATATGCTGGAGCAACAATAAAAATAAAAGTCGAAGAAGGTGTGGGTGGTTCTAGTAATATAGCAGATAGTTTTACCACTACACTTCCAATAGCATCTAGAGAATACCCATCATTTGAGGAGTTTTTTTGGGAGGAATGCAGTGGTGTAACCATTGATGTAGTTAACCCAACTGGTACAGACCCTAATAAAAATAGGTATTCTTTTAGATATACTGGATCACAGATTGCCCTAAATGGTGGTCCATCTGGTCGAGATACTTGGATTAATAATCCAAATACTACTCAAAATGGAGTGTCAACTAATAAATCGGTTTTATTTTTTCCTGCTAATATTACACCTGTTGGTAATGGTAATTCTAGCATGTATCGATGTTCAGCTACACTGGAGCAAGCCGAGTCCCCAACATATATAGTTGAGACCGTACCACTTGATGTTGAGACCCCTATATTCCATGAGACAATGAAGACATACCCTATAATTGGAGGTTTTCATAAGGTTGGATGGCAATACTCATCAAACACTGCTATTGGTACAATTGGATTGGACGTTCAAATTCAACTTAATTCAAGTTATTTTCACTATTTTGAAGTAAATCAGGAGATAAAAATTGGTGTATTGTCTGGAACTGTATATAGTATAATAGATGGTAAGACTATAACCGTTCAAATGCCATCCACACTTCCTGTTGGTTCTGGTTCAGTTTTAACGCCAGGAGAGGTAGACCAGGATAGCTCATCCGTAGGTGCAAGTGTAATATTAAATAACCTATCTGAAAACACTGACTGTAATGCGTTCTGTTATGGTAATGGATTAGAGTCATATAGAATTAGAGATTCATTTAATAACTCAACAATGAAGTACAGCATAAGAGCGAGTACTGTTATTGAAGATTATGAAGAAGAAGATAAGTTTGCATCATTATGCTATAGTGGAATATTTCGTGGAGATTCATCTATTAATAGATTAAATGAATTTAATTTATCTCTAGCTAATTTCAAGAATCTTGACAAGGACTATGGATCTATACAAAAAATATACGCAAGAGATTCTGACTTATTAGTTTTGCATGAAGACAAGATAACATCTGTTTTATTTGGAAAAAATTTATTGGTAGATGCTCTTGGTGGTGGACAGGTTGCGTCAATACCAGAGGTTCTTGGGAATCAGGTGCCATATCAACTAGACAATGGCATCAGCAATGACCCATCAAGTTTTGCAGTCAATTCTGATAACATATACTTTACTGACGCTAAGAGGGGTGTTGTAATAGAGATGATAGGAAATCAAGGTATCATGGAGATATCATCAAAAGGAATGAAAAATTATTTTAGAGATATTTTAACTTCAAACCTTAATACTCAAAAAATAGGTGCCTATGATCCATACTATAATATGTACTCTCTAACTACTAATGATACAAGTAATCGTAAATGTTATTTATCAATAAGTAAGCTATTAACAATTTTTTCAAATCCTGGATATATAACTAGTATTCCCTTATTTAGTATAAATTCAAACGCTGAATGGAATATACAATTAATTGACGCTGGATCAGGAACTAATTGGTTGGAATTAAACTTTGAGCAAGGAAACAATAATTCTAATATAACTG